TGACGTGATACAGCACACACCGCAACTGAGTCGTCTCCGAAGTCGCCGTTTTCAATATCACTCATAAGCGAGTCAACCTTGCATGAAGGTTCGGCAAGTATTGCGCGCATCTCGCCGGTGTCCTCGTTGACATCCATCGTTGCGTACGAACTTGCAAACTGAAGTAATCTAATAGTTTGAGTTAGCGCGCTTGGCGCGGTAATCGCGTCACCTGACTCTAACTCCGCAATCATGGTGTCGCGCATCTGCTCGTAAGCCTTCTTTTGCTTAGTTGACATTTCAATATCGCGACGTTCAAACATCATCTCGGGCAGCCACGGAAGCACACGTGCCTTTAACATACGACGCATGCGTGGATTTACGGTTGCGTAGAACTCGTCCTCCATGTGAGGCTTTACACCTAAAACCATCATTCCGCCGAAGGCGTTTAACATAACGTTCACCATACGGTCAACCCAACGTGTTTTGCTTGGCCACTCTTCAGGAGATAACCAGTGAAGGATAGACCAAAGATCAAGAACGTTGTTTGCGATAGGTGTACCTGTTAGGGCAAAGCGAATATCCGCGTCGCCTGTTGCAGCCCATAGCGCACGTGACTGTTTAGACTTAGGTTCTTTAGAGCGGTGGATCTCGTCGGCTACAACCGCCTTAAAGTCAATTCCGTTAAGTTCTCTCTTGTGTACCTCGCAGCGATTTTCTGTAACCTTCTCGTCATGACCGCCGCAGGTTATGCAACGGGCAAGTGCAACCGATCCATACGGTGCAAGTCTCGAGTGAGAGCGCACGGATTCCCAGTTAATTACAAATACGTCGGAGTCCTCCTCAAACTGTTTACGACGCTGTCCTGCGGATCCTTTAATGACGGTAACCTTTGTTCCTGGCCACCACATATCAAATTCGCGCTTCCAGTTTTTCTTTAACGTGTTAGGGCAGACTATGAGCGCAGGAAACACCTGTTCGCCGTTATCCTGAAGTTGCTTTAATGCTCTAATTGCCTGCGCTGTCTTGCCTAAACCAGGTTCGTCGGCTAATAGCGCACGACGGGCAACCGATAGGAACTTGACGCCTGCGCGCTGGTGTGGGAACAGGTCCTCGTTGCCCTCTTCAAGGGTTTCTAGGTCCCGTAATGTATTCGCCGGGGTAATACGTGTGGTAACTTCGTTGGACGCCCAGGAGGTCAATCTAGGGCCAATTTCAAGGTCAGTTTTGAAGGTAGAACGCAGTGCAAGGCATGTTGCCCAACTTGTAGGCACGGTCCATACCTGAGATTTTGCGTCCCATTTAGCTCCAGGAATACTTTTACAAAGTTCCTTAAGACGCCACTCGGTATTGATAACTACGTGCTTGCCCGACTCGTCGAGCTCTACCTTAACTGGCACAGGTTGCCGTTCCTTTCGTCATTAAGTCTTATACTAACAGGAAATGCTAAAAATGTTTTGCTATTCTGCCTTAGTATGTAGTTTTTATCATTGTAGGAGCCTTCTAGGGATCCATCCAAGCTTTACTGTCCGCAGGAGTGCATGACGAATAGAGTCTAGTGAGTGACCTTCCCCGCCCACAAACCAATAATCTAGTTTCTTTAATGCAGGGTTAGGGAACATGGCCTTAGCATCAGAAGGTGATTGAAAGATCATAGTGTCAGGGTCTATTTCGTGATCAAGCATTACCTGCTTTGCTATACCTATCATCTCCAGAGAGTACGGAGCCTGCGTATTTTTTGCCGTCTGCGCGTTAATGATAAAGCGCTCACAAACAACAAGAATCTGAACCTTATCTTCAAGTGCTGAAGCAAGAGCAAGTCTAATCGGATGAGCGTATTCTCTCATCTGATATTCTCCAGTAGAAATCATTTTTGGTTCTTCTCCTACTTCATACTCGAAGAGAGATATACCACTGGCTTTTCCAGGATCAATTGCAAGTATCCTAATCACTGCGCCTTCTTCTTTTCTTTCTTTTCTTTACGTAGAACCCACGCGGCGCGTAGGTTGGCTCGTCTTTCATCTGTAAACGGTTTACCAGTATTAGCATCTCTTAGTTTCTGTCGATGCTCGGGAGAGATAACTCTACCTTTAAAAGCAATACTCATTTTCTGTCGTGTTTCTTCCGATACTACGTGAGTAGCGTTATATAACTTTGATGCATCTATTGTAGCCTTAGATGGTTTCTTTCCTTTATTTGCTGCACTAAGTTTATCTCGTTCTTCTTGAGATCTAACACGACCGCGAGCGCCTGCCGCCATTTTTTCACGCGCTTCTTTAGATGGAGGGCCCGTGTATCCACCGGTCCCACCATTAGCCAGATTTAGAAGCGGGATATTAGCTAATCGTAATTCCTGTATAAGCTCTTTTTCTGCAGTGTATGCTTCTTCTAAAGTAGGTAAAGATTTGACTACCTCGGCGACTATGTTATCTGCACCGTGTTTTCGTATCCAATCGTATATTGGTAGGTTCATTCCATTCAATGCAGCACTTTTATGTCCTTTCAAACGCGTAGCGGTGGTTTCATACTTAGTCACGCCGACATAGCGAATTTCATCTGGTTTTGATTTTAAGAATAGCACGTAGACAATTGGCATAGTTTTATTATATCGCTTATTAGCGATATTTTTCACCCCAGTTCTCCATAGGTCCGTCAATTCCGGATGTAAGAGGTACGTCCCAGCCTTCGGTGGTTGTCATGCACTCCTTGACTGTCTTCATGATTTCCTGTGCGTCCTTACGCGGAGCGTTAAGAACAATTTCATCGTGCACCGGAACGATAAGTAATTCCGTAAGATCAGCTTGGTCAAGTTTGATAAGGTTAGCCTTAAATACCTCGGCTGCTCCACCTTGGATAAGGTAGTTCACAAGGGAGTAAACACGATCCTCATCGCAAGGGAGACGACGACCTGTCCACGTATAGACATATCCTTGTCCCTCTGCCTTTAACCGACGCATGCCTGCATCTTCGATTTGCTTTTGGAAAAAAGCCATGCCTGGAAAACGACCATCAAACGCGTCTGATACTGATCTCATTTGACCTTCGGCAACGCCTGCTGTTAGAGCTTGCTTTGCAACTCCGGCGCCATAAAGTCGACCGTAGACGGTTCCCTTGATAAGGTTACGTCGCTTGTCTGATCGTTGCATTGTCGGATCGTTATAGATTTCACGACCAATTTCAGTGAACGGATCCGACCCTGTTGCATCTGCACGGTTAAAGAGAGTGATGAGGTTGGGGTCCTGTGATAGAGACGCAAACATTCTAAACTCAACCTGGTCAAGGTCGCTTGTGATGATGACATGATCTTCGTCCTTTGGGATAAACGCGGTACGAACAGTGTCATCGCCCTTAGGCAGTGTCTGTAGCGCTGGATTTTGGATTGACATACGCGAGGTACGCGCACCTAGGGTTTTTACCGACGGATGAACAAAACCGTCAACGTTATCGTTAAGGAAGTTAGCGAAGTATGTGTTGGCAAGCTTGTCCGCCTTGCGTTGTTTAAGCACGATCTCCGCTAGGTTCTTTACCTCCTCGTTTCCGTCGATAGAAAGAAGTTTTAACTGGTCCTTGGAAGCTGATTTCTGTCCTGATGGTGTGTACTCGTTAATCTCGCCGCCAAGTGATTCAAAAAGACGAACAAGTTGAATGTTACTTGTTATTGAGACACCGCTGTACTTCTGTTTAGCCCACGTCTTAACTGACTCCGCGTACTCCGTTAGCTCGTCGAATTTTTTACGCGAGTAGTCAAGGTCGATACGCGCGCCGTTAATCTCCATGCGGGTAACGATACGTCGCGCGGCCATCTCGAGCTCGTACGCCTTGTTGTACGGAGCACCTGGTCCGCATTTTTCATAAAACTGTTCCCACAGGCGCATAGTTAAAACACAGTCAAGTGCACCGTATGCCCAGTACGGTTCAAAGTCGGTAGGAACCGTGCCCCATGTCCACCCGTTCTTAGCAAGTTCACTGTCAAGCGTATCCTGGAGTGCTACCGCGCGGCCGTCAACGTGCAGTGCAGCAAGACGTTTTAACGCACCGGATCCAAGTGGATCAATGATATGCGCCATAATCATCGTGTCGTGAGCTCTATGCCACGGCATCTTCCAGCGAGACTTAATGTCAAACCAGCGAGCTTCGAACGCAATGTTGTGACATACGATTCCACCGTCAAACTTATCCATTGCCTCGTAGAAA